ATACAAGGACAGACATTATTGACGGATAGAGAACAAATATTTGTAGACTACCAACAGGATATTGTAGAAGGTAAACTACCAACGTATTTTGTACAACTCCTTGTATATATGTTAGCCTGGAACTTAGCTGAAACAATAACAGATCAAACCGAGAAAGGGGCATACTATAAACAAATTGCCCTCGGCACTGTAGCTGAGAACAATAGAGGTGGATACTTTAGAACTGCTATTAACTTAGATGGTGCAGGAGAAACACCACCTGTCATTGCTCAGTATTTACTTACTGAGGTTCGCAGTTAATGTCGAGAATAGTTCAGTATCAATCATCATTCACTATGGGTGAGTTTGACCCTCTCGTAAAAGGTAGAGTGGATATTCAGCAATATCAGAATGCTTTAGAGAAAGCGACTAACATTGTGTGTATTCCGCAAGGAGCTATAGAACGTAGACCTGGCACTCAGTTTCTACTCGACATTACTAGTCATTTAGGATCTGGTATTACAGCTCAACAAGGTATACGACTTATTCCATTTGAATTTTCTACTACCGATTCGTTTATGTTAGTCTTCGTTAAAATTTCTACTGCATCGTCAAACAATACGAGAATGTTTGTATTTAACAATGGTACACTTGTAACTAATATTAATGGGTCTGGTAATAATTATTTAACACTTACCTTTGGTAATATATCTTTCGACAAGGTGTCGTTTACGCAATCAGCCGACACACTCATAATTGTTAATGAGGATTTAGCTCCTTTGAAAATAGAGAGAGGTGCAACTAATACTGCGTGGACCGCTACTACCATTACTCTTACTTCACCAAAGTTTGCTTTTAATTTAAATAAGACCACACCTTCTGGAACAATTACACCAAGCTCGATTGATGGCACATCCGATATAACAGCTTCCACACACGTTTTTCATGATGGTGCAAGCGATACTGCTCAAGCAGGTGGCACTAATACAATTACGTTACACAGTGGAGCTTCGAGTAACGATGATATTTACAATGGGTCAACTATAAAGATTACTGGAGGCACAGGTTCTGGACAAACTAGAATTATATCGGATTATGTACATTCAAGCAAAGTAGCTACTGTTTCAGAGAATTGGACTACACAACCAGACAACACTTCGACATTTACAATTACAAGTATGGTCGGACAGTATGTTCAAGTAATTAACGGATTTGGTCGAGCTAAGATTATTGAGATAACCTCAAGCACAAAAGTTAAAACTAATGTTGAAGTTCCGTTCTATAATACGTCGGCTCAAAGTGATTACGAGTTAGAGTTTGGCTATGAGGATGTATTCAGCACTGATCGAGGCTTTCCTAGAAGTGCAGTATTTCATGAGGGTCGCTTATACTTTGGCGGTACTAAATCTTTACCTTCCGCATTAATTGGTAGTAAGATATCCGACTTCTTTAATTTCTTAGAATCAGAAGGGCTTGATGACGATGCCATATTTGCTTTATTATCATCGGATACTGTTAACGCAATTACAGGTTTGCGTAGTGGACGTGATTTACAAATATTTACGACAGGCAATGAGTGGTACGTTCAGCAGGCTGAGTCCGAACCGATTACCCCACAAAACCTCACATTGAAAGCAGCCACTAAATCTGGATCAAAAGAAAACATCATGCCTGTAGCTGCGGAGGGTGGTACTATATTCTTACAGCGATCTGGAAAAGCCTTACGAGAATTTTTATTTAGTGACGTAGAGTTATCTTATCAATCTAATAACATATCCTTACTATCTAGCCACCTTCTTAAAAGTCCTGTTAAGATTACGTTCAGACGAGCTACTTCTACTGACGATGGCGATTTATTAATTATTGTGAATGGAACCGATGGCACCATGGCAGCATACTCTATACATAGAACACAAAAGGTTGTAGCTCCTTCAGAGTTTATTACGGACGGAACTTTTGAAGATTGTAGTGTGGATATTAACGATATATATGTTATTGTAAAAAGAACAATTAATTCATCAACAAAATATTATGTGGAGTTATTAGATGATGACAGAACTACTGATGCTAGCTTCCAGCTTTTTGATGGGAGTAATGATGGGTCTAAGCCTACCTCAACAACAGTATCCGGTCTTACACACCTGGAAGGAGAAACTGTGGAAGTTATTAGGGATGATATATTCTTGGGTACGAAAACTGTTTCGTCTGGGCAAATAACGATAGATCAGATTCCTACGACTTATGTCGAGGTTGGTTTACATTACGATGTCCTAGCTAAAACATTACCTGCCGAGCCGAGACTTTCTTCTGGTACTATGGTAGGACGTAAGAAAAGAATTGTAGATGCTAGTCCTATTTTATTTCAGACACAAAACATTGCGATCAATGGTAAGGAAGTTCCTTTAAAACAGTTTCCGTATACGTTAGATTCTGCCGAGACAGTATTCTCTGGACGTAAAAGAGTAACTCCAATACTCGGATTTAATACGGAAGCTCAGATAGAGATAACCCAAACTAAGCCCTTGTTTTTTACGTTACTTGGTTTAGAATACAATGTGAGTGGTAGTCAATGAGTGCGTCAGCGGTATTTGGTGGAATTGGTTTAGTAATGTCTGCATTGCAGTACAGGAGTACTGTAGCCGCAGGAAAAGCCGAACAAGAGTTTTATAATGCTCAAGCTCGTAACAGAAGATTACAGGGCAGAGTAGAGGCAGTAGAAGCTAAAGAAAAAGGCAATGAGATACTAAGACGTACTAAAGCTGCTCTAGCCTCCAACCTTGCAGGAGGATATGCAAGTGCAGTTATTCCTACAGTAGGATCAGTTCAGACAGTAAGTAGGCAACAAGTATTACGACCTGCCTCGCTAGACTTTGGTATAACTGGCATGGATGCATTGTTAGCGGTAGAACAAGCAAACAGAGAAGCAGGATACTTAGAGTACAGAGGTCAGATGGCTGCCTCTCAAGCTCGAACTCAAGCACTCGGTAACTTAGCAATGGCAGGCTTTCAAGCAGGACTATCTGGTGCATTCGAAGGACTAAGCCTAGGTGGTGGCTCTGGATATTCAGCTAGTGCATATCAAGGAGTAAGTGCTGCAGGAACAAGAAATGTACCTTTACCTTCTGGTGGTAGAGTAGGACCAGCATTCGGAGGATAGATGGCAACAAGAAGAACATTACAAAGACAATTTTTTAGTCCAAGCTATAGTCCAAGTGCCTCAGCGGAAGCAGGAGTGTTTGAGCAACAGGCAAGTGGCATGACACAGCTTGCGAATAGTCTTAATCAAATGTCTAACTTTTTCTATAAGGAGATGGAGACAAGAGCAGTAGAGGAAGGCGAGATGTATGGAGCTGCTAATCCAATTACCCTTGAACAATTAGCTAATGCTAGGAAAACAGGAGAAGATGTTTTAAAGAATTACGGATACGGAGCAAAAGGCAGAGCAGCCAGAAGTGCTGCATTAGAAGGTCTTATCCTAGATGTTGAGACCACTGCCTTGCAACAATTTACTGATATAGATGTAAAATCAAAACAAGATAAGATATCTATCGAGGAATATGCAGATAGGTTTGACTCGGCTGTCAATGGTTATACTGACATGATAAAAAAGTTTCCAGAAGTTCAGACCAAGGTAAAGGCTAGTCTAAGTGTTACTGCTAATGGATATTTAAAAAATTACGCAACAGATGTAGCAAAGATACAAGAGCAAAATGATAAACGAGTGTATACAGAGGCTGTGTTTACTAGGTATGAAAAATTAGGAGCTGATTTATCTGCTGTGCTTGATTCTGGTGGAAGCCTGGCTGATTTATATAATAAATTCAGACGAGACATATCTGATGCAGCTTACGTCACTAATATATCACCTTCTGTATTTAAAAAAGACTTAGAAACTAGTAGAGAAAAATTTACTGATTATTTATTTAAAGCAGGATTTGATGAGGCATTTAGAAACGATAAAGCAAGTGACGATGCCCTAGCCTTACTTAGTAATAATAAAACTGATAATGAAAGAATAAATAAGATATACAATTTTTTACAGGCAGACGAGAAAAAACAATTTATAAAACATTTAATAGATCAAGAAGACTTAAATATAAAAGCACAAGATGATGAGATCAAATTATATAATAAACAAAATGATAGAATAGAAAAAGATTTTAATACTGCAGTAATAGAAGAAAATTACGATGTTGCAGAACAATTACTATCTCAATTACCCATAGATAAACAAAACACCTTGCAAACAATTTTAGCGAAACGAGGTCCAGATATACATCCACTAATTTTAAATGAAGAACAAAGAGTAAAATCTGACGATTTATTTTTAAAAGCTACACGAGGATCACTGACATCAAAAGAACTTCTAGATAATAGAGAAAACATTCTTTACGAAGACTACCGAACCCTAGCAAAAGAAATTGTTAAAAATCAAGATACTGAATTTAAAAACAAAACAAAATATTTTACGCAGTCGTATAAGTTTGATGTTGATTTAAGAGACCTTACAGATATAGAAAAAAATGACAGACAGTTAGCGATTGATTTAGTGTCAGATTTGTATGATGATTATGTTACAGCAAAGGCTCTAGGCAAAACTTTCGATATTAGTGTTGAGTTAAGAAAAAGAGAAAAAGAACAAATCACTAGTGTTAGAAGAAACCAAGCAAACCAAAAATTATTAGGACAAAAAGATAGGTATCTAAAAGAAATATCTTACATGAAATATGGTGGAGAGTTTGGAAATCCAAAACAAATATTAACACTCGAAGAGGCTTTACAGTACATTACATTTATTACTGAACAAGGATTAGATAAAGCAGCTCAAAGAAATAAAAACATTTCAAAACTAAAAGTTCCTGGTATAGAAAAAAAATTAAAAGAAATACAAGAAATAGAGAATAAATAATTATGGATGTGTTCGAAGAAATATTTAAAAGACAAGAGTTTGAGAACAATGGTATAGAGTATGACCTTGAATTAAAAGATGGTATATTCCAGGCTATTGTAAAAGACCCAGACCCCTCGTTTCTTGAAAACATAGGAGAAGGTCTAGAAAGAGTAGCAGGTACTACTGCAAGTATCGGAGCAGGAGCTGTAGGTGCTACGTTAGGATTTCCAACCGATCTAGCTAGTTTATTTGCAAGTATAGGCAAGTCTGTCGGTGCGGAAGATGGTAAGAAACTAGAAACATTTGCTAATACATTTGAGACATTATCTAGAGAAAATTATGGATCACAGTTTTATAAAGGAATGTTTGATAGTTTTGTTGATGATCTAAATGTATCAGATCAAAAGAAAGAAGATTTTAAATCTGGCTTTGTAGCAGGGGAGTTTTTAGGTGTAGGTAATGTAGGCAAAGAAGCTGCCAAGCAAGCTCCTACAGTTGCCAAAAGTATTAAAGAAACATCAGAACAAGTGGGAGAAGCTGCACAAAAAAGAGTAGATGAAAACCAAGGTTCGATGACTATGTCTAGCATGGGTGTAGGTGAAATGGGTAAGATGGTAGATAAAGGTTTATCTAAACTAGCTCCTAATAAAGGTGAGGTTGTAGATATAAATAAAAAAGTAAAACAAGTCGTAGACATAAGAGCAGAACAAATGAAATTGCCTATTAAAGATAGAGTACAACCAAGCGGTGAACAATTTTTTAATAGAAATTATAAAACACAAACAGCAGATCAGACAGAAATAGAAACACCAAGTATAGATGAAACAAAACCATTTCCAAAAAATAACAGAGCAAAAAAATTAGAAAGTTTTAGTGATCAAATAGCCTCAACAATTGCTAATAAATTAAAAGATAAGGTAGGAAGTAACGAGCAATTTTTTTATAACACGCAACCTTTAATAGATAAAGCTACAGAATTAGGAATACCAGAAGATGTAGCCAAAAAACAATTAGAAAAGTTATCTTCAAATTATGCAGCAACAAGCCCTAAATCAGCAACAGAAGAAAATTTAAGGTCTGCCTCTCTTGTATCTGCAAAACAAACAGCAAAAATTCCTGTTGATTCAGTTATTGGTTCTGGAACTGTTGATCCCAAAACAGGTAAAAAGGGAATATCTGAAAAAGGTTACCCCATGATGATAAGTCCTGGAGGAACGCATAGAAAATTAGTAGATGCTGTTGCAGCTGAAGGTTTAAATGTAAACACACAACCTAAGCCATATAGTTTTGCAAAAAATGTTCAAGGTAATTTAAATGGTGTTACTGTTGACTCTCATGCTATAAGAGCTGTAATTTTTGTACTTAATGATCTCGAACCTGGAAAAGTACCAATAGAATTTATATTGCCTAAATTTCAAAAACAGTACAAAAAAAATCCAACTAAATTAACATTTGATATGATTGATGCTTCTTTCGCAACACAAGCAAGAAATAAAATATCATATAAGCCAGAATATAAAATATTCTCAGATATATATAAAAAAGTAGCTAATAATCTATCAATAAAACCTGCTGAAGCACAGGCATTAACATGGTTTAATTATGGAGATAGAACAGGATTAGTAAGTAAACCAAAAACATTTGTTGATATTCTAGAAGAAAGAATAGACGTTACCGCTCAACTTACTAATGATTCTAAAGACAATGTATTTAAACAATTTATGCAAGGTAAACTTCCTTTACTTTCTTTAGGTGGTATAACATTACTTGAAACAGGAACTTCTATGGAGAATGAGTAATGTTTAAAAAATTTATAAAATTTACTGAAGAGGCTGAGAAAAAAGTATATGGAAAAGATATTCCAGAAGATAAAGATATTGTTCAGCAAGAAGGTAAAATAATAATTAAAAGAACTTCTGAAGCAGAAGCTGCCGAAATGTCAGAGGCATTTAACAAAGTATTTAAAAATTCTACCACTATTGATGGGAGAGAAGTATTAGAAAATCTTGATACAATGGAAATCCCAACCACTTTTACAGGTGATTATTTAAATATAATAAAACAAAAAAATAAAAAACTATTTGATCATTTAAAAAGAGGTAAGGTTACTACAGCAGACATGATTCAGTATGCTGAGCAATTAGGAGAAAGACAAATTATTAGAAAGCTCATTAAACTTGAGCCAGGAGAATTAGTTAAAGCAGATGATATTTTTGCAGGTATGTTAGTGGTGCATAAGAATCTAAGAAAGATTGAAAAGAATTACAAAAAAATTAAAGATCTTAGTGACACAGATGTAGAAGTTAAAAAATTAAATGAAGAGATTGGTTTCCTATCATCTATAAACAAGAACATAGGACTAAATATTAAAGCTGTAAGATCAGAATTTGGTCGAGGCTTGAGAGACCCTTTGCAAGGTAATGTAATAGAGAGTGTTATATTTCAAGAGACTGCGTCTAAAGGCGCAAGTATTCCTGTAATAAAAAGAGCAGCTAACTCATACCTTGCATTACCTGCAAATAATAGAAGTAACTTTTTAGCAAAAGATGGATGGCTTGCAAAAACAAATAGAGTTGTACAAGAAATATATATAAATGCTCTGCTATCATCTCCTGTTACACACATAGTAAATATAGCATCTAATGCTGCGTTTCAATTAAAATCTCTTTTTGATACAGGTATAGCAGGAACAGTAGGTTCTATTCGAGTTGGAGCTAAAAAATTACTAGGTCAAGAATTTGATGAATATGATCGAGTTATGGTAGGAGAAGCTGCTGCTGAATTATTTGGTGGCTTGATGTCACAACAAAATGCTTTAGCTTTGATGAGTAGAACTTTTGTTAAAGGAGAAGCTCCAGACCTATTATCAAAAACAGAGTTAGAAGAAATGAGAGCAATAGGTAAAGAGAGAAGTGTTGGAGGTATAATTAAGCAATTTAAAGAAGGAGATCATGTAGGTTCTTTCTTGAGTGCTATTGGGTCTGCTAACAGTATACCTGGACGATTACTAGCAACAGGCGATGAGTATTTTAAAGTAACTTCTAGAGGAAGGTACATATATAAAGAGGCTTATAAAGAAGCTATGACCAACTACCAAATTACAAGAAATGCTGACAATGGATCAGCAGAAGAAGCTATGAAATCTTTTAAAGAAACGCTAATTGATAGAATAGAAAATCCTACTGAAGGCACTATTGAAGGCTCAAAACAATTTGCAAAAAAAATGACTTTCCAACAAGAGTTAGGAAATAGTTTGCCAGAGAAAGGTGTAAGAGCTTTGATGGAAATTAGTCCTTTAATGAGGTATCTAATACCATTTGTTAGAACACCAACCAACGTAATTAAAGAGGCACTAGGCTCAACCTTGAATGCAGTAAACCCAAAATTTTATCAACAGCTCAGAAATGCTTCTGGCAGAGAGTTTGATCAGTTAGTAGGTAAACTTGTAGTCGGTAATGGCATAGCTGCTACTATGGTAAGTTATTCACTAGGATTAATGGGAGACGATATTAGAATTACAGGAGCAGGACCTTCAGCTAAAGGGGCAAAAAAATATTGGGATGCATCTGGAATACCTCAATATAGTATCGGTGTAAAACAAGAAGATGGAACGTATGAGTGGACAAGCTATTCTCGTTTCGATCCTATATCTGGTATTCTAGCTATGTCTGCTGATGCTGCGTACTACATACAAAACGAAGATAATCCAGATGCAATACAAGGAGTTATGAATGCCTTAACTGTAAGTATCACTAACTACGCAGGTCAACTTCCTTTTTTACAAGGAGTTTCTGATTTAACAAGAATGTTTGGTGATATACAATCCGACCCTATGAGAAGTAAAGATGCGTTACTAAAATTTCTAGGTCAGAAAACAGGTAATGTTGTTACTTCGCTTGGTAGGGTGGCAGGACCTGCATCTGGTGTATTTCAAGATTATCTTGCAGAATATTCTGGCTTACCAATTCCGCCAAGTAGTTCTTCATATACAGCTACACTTGAAAGAGTTCAAGACCCTACGTTAAATGAAGTTTATAAATTAGAAGACTTAGAAGTGCAAAGACAATTACCTTCTTTTATGCGAGGTTTTTATATTGCATTGCAACAAGCAAAGTCTCGTAATCCAAGATTTAGTAAAGACCTATTACCTAAACTTAATTTTTGGGGAGAAGAACTTAAACAAACAGAAGGCAGATGGGATGAATATTTTAACCCACTTAAAAGAACAACGAGTAGAGGTGAAAGTCCGTTAGAAAAAGAGCTTATTAATTTAGCTAATAAAACAGGTAATGCTTTCGCAAATCATCCAAGAGCTTTTCTTGCAGGAAAACAACGAGTAGAACTATCAGCTCCTTTATACAATACCTATGTTAAAAATATAAATACTATTGATGATAGAGGTAGATTGCCAGATGATCCTGGATATAACTTTGAGTCCTCGTTAGTAAGAAAGTTAGAAAGTATTGTAAGAGGTGACGGAAGAATAGGACGAACATACCAAGAAACAAGAGACCCAGGAGATAGATATAGTATTCTCAATGCTGTTCTGACAAGTAAAAGAAAACAGGCAAGAGATAAATTGTACGAAGGCACAGACCTTGAGACACAAAAATTGAACTTTTATTTAGGCAGAGAATAGTGTATAAATTATATAGGAGTTTTTATGGCAACCTTCGACATTAACGACACTACGAGACGTGTCCAATATACGACCAATGGCTCACAAACACAGTTCGCTTTTAGTTTCCAGATCAATGCCGACAGTGAATTAAAGGTCATACTTGGTGAGACTACACTTTCACTATCGACAAACTACACAGTAACAATAGCCACTAATGGAACAGGTACAGTTGATTTTTCTTCAGCTCCTTCTACAGGACAGAAACTAACCATCTTAGCTAACAAACCTTTATCGAGAGAAAGTGTATATTCTACAGGAGCTTCGTTTACGGCGGCAGCACTAGAGACAGACTTCGATAATACCATTATGGTTCTTCAGCAATTTGAAGAAAAAATCGATCGTACCTTACAGTTACCAGAGTTTGTTACAGGTTCAACACCACCAAGTTTAATAGTTCCATATAATGACACAGCGTCTGATAATGTTGATAAGGTTATTGGATATAATGCAGCAGGAACAGGTTTAACATTACTTAAAAGAGGTATCGATAGCGTTACAGTTAATACAAGTACAGTGTCAGCAGGTGGAAGTGCTACAGGTTCAGCGTCATTATCTGGCGATGATCTCACATTATCTTTAGGTATACCAACAGGTGCTACAGGTTCGACAGGAGCAGCAGGCACTAATTCACAACTAGCGATGACATTTAATAACAGCACATCCGATGCTGATCCAGGTGCAGGAAAGATAGCCTTTAATAATGGAACATTATCGAGTGTCTCTATATTATATGTTGACGATGCTGATGATGCATCTGCCAATATTACAAGTTTTGTTCAGTCATGGGATGACGTTAGCAATTCAACAGCTAGAGGTATAGTCACTATTATCAAAGAGGGAACTCCCTCAACCTATGCTACATTTAAAGTTTCTGGAGCAGTAACGGATGCTAGTGGTTATACAAAAGTACCTGTAACACACATTGTTTCTTCTGGATCATTCTCAAATAACGATGGGGTCGGTGTACACTTTTCCTATTCTGGTGTTGATGGCAGTGGGTCTATGGAGTCATTTACATTGGCAGGTGACAGCGGCTCGAATCAAACGATTGAAAATAGTAATACACTAACAGTAACAGGCGGTGAAGGTATTGACACAGTAGCTAGTGCTACAGATACAATTACGATCAGTGGAGAAGATGCGAGTACAAGTAATAAAGGTATAGCTTCTTTTGATTCTGGAGATTTTGATGTAAGTTCTGGAGCTGTTAGTTTAAAAGATGGAGGTGTAACTGGAGCTAAGTTAAATGACGATACCATATCAGCTCAAACTGCATTAACATCTGAGCCTGCTGATACTGATGAATTTTTAGTTAGTGATGCAGGCGTATTAAAACGAATTGATTACTCATTAATAAAAGGTGGTGGAAGTTTAGTATTATTAAATACAACAACCCTTTCATCAAGTTCTTCAGCTACACTTCAAGGTTTAATGACAGGATATGATTCCTATTTAGTTGTTTATAAAATTCAAAGAAGTACAGATTTAATTCCTCAACTGACATTTATGAGCAGTTCAACTGAATTAACTTCTGGTTACCACACAACTGTTGCTTCTGCCTACGGAGGTGCAATAGCTCGTTTTCAAGATGACAGTCAAAGTTATATAAATTTTACAGGTACTTGGTCATCAACTAATAGCACAACTACAACTCCTGTAAATGGATATTTTTATGTTATAGACCCAGATGATGCCAATGACTTTACTTATATTACAGGCACACAAACTCTGATGTCTGGTGGCACTGATTTAGTTATAAATACAATGAGTGGGTCATCAACAACTGCACAATCACAGGATGGATTAAAATTCACACCAAGCACAGGAAACTTTGCTAATGGATTTATTAAACTTTATGGAATAAGCTAATGGCAATTTTTAACAACAATACTTCGAGAGGGTAATATGTCTTATCAGTACAAAATGGTTAACGGAGAGCAAGTTGCTTTAACGTCAAAAGAAATAAGTGAATTGCAGGCAAGAGATGTTGAGTGGAATAACGGAGCTAAAGACAGAGCAATGGTCAAACTTAGAATGAAAAGAGATGACCTGTTAAAAGAAACAGATCATTATGCTTTATCTGATGTGACTATGAGTTCTGCAATGACTACTTATAGACAAGCATTAAGAGATTTGCCAGGCACTGTAGCTTCTGACGATACAGCAGAAGATGTAGATAATATAACTTATCCAACAAAGCCGAGTGAATAATGCAGCTAACTAAAAACATAATTCAGTTTGGTAATTTTTTAATTAAGATACCTAAAGCTATGAAGGGTGTATGGGATAAGTCTGAGAATAGATGGGGTTATAGAAAGGAGAAGTAATGGCATACGGAAAAACAAAACCAATGACTAAGAAAAAGAAAAAGAAATGACTACATATATTATTATTAATTTAGTTTTGTGGATGATATTCTAGTGAGAATGTTAATGCGAAAGTTTAGGACAGTTCCGAAAACCAAGGGAGGAGTTCCTAAGAAATATGTCAGTGGTGCAAAGAACCCTAAAGCCAGAGAAGCTGAGATTAAACGTACAGCCAAACTCTACAAGCAAGGGAAACTTACACCTGCAATGATGGATAGAATATCTAAAGCAAGGAGTAAGGGATGAGCAAATATTCAAGTGTACCAGGAGCTTCAAGGTTTGGTAAGTCAACTTTAGATAAGGTGTACAGACGTGGGCTTGGAGCTTATTATAGTAGTGGCAGTAGACCTAAGACTTCAGCTCATGCCTGGGCAATGGGCAGAGTTAAATCTTTTGTCTCTGGAAAAGGTGGAGCTAGGAAAGCAGATAAGGATTTATTAGGTAAGAAATCATGACAACCAAAGCCGATAAGAATGAGATGAGAATTAGCAAGCATGAGGAAGTTTGTTCTGAGAGATACAAAAACATCCATGAGAATATATCGGATTTAAAATCTAGAATAAAAAGACTTGAGACAGTAATGATGGCAAACACAGTAGCGGTGATAGTGGCACTCGTATCTGCGTTTATCAAGTTATGATTGATCCAATCTCAGCATTCGCAGCAGTTAAGTCTGCACATTCCGTTATAATGCAAGGTATTAAAATCGGTAAGGATCTTAGCTCTATGTCTGGCTATATATCTAGATGGGCAGTGGGCGAGGCTAACCTCGATGTAAAGGCAGAGAAGAAAGGCAGGAGTTTGCTAGGCAGATTTAGCTCTGTGGAAGCGCAAGCAATAGAAGCCCATCTTCGTAAAGAAGAACTTCGTAACATGAGAAATGAACTCCGAGAAATCTTTGCGTTATATGGTAGTCCTGGTCAATGGGAAAGACTACAAGCTGAGATAGCATCAGTGCGAGCTGAGAAGAAAAGACAACTGAAGGAAGCTGAACGTCAAGCAGAAAGAAGAAAGACAATAATTATAACTGTTGCTGCAATATCTGGGCTATTGCTTTTTATTTATTATGAACTAAAATTATTAAAGATAATATGACAAACGAATTTTATACATTTACAGTTGAGGTTGAGAAGCATAAGTCGAAGAAACAACCTCCGACAGTTTGTATACGATTCTATGGATGTAATGATATGAAGGATGCTGAGAAGTTAGCAAAACATTTAAACATAATGCTGAATACTGATGCCGAGATATTTAGCGATCACTTTAACGTACACTAGGAGATAATATGTTAACAGCACTTATAGGACCTGTAACAGGTTTACTTGATAAGTTCATCGAGGATAAAGATCAGAAGAATAAACTAGCTCATGAGATAGCTACGATGGCTGATAAACAAGCACATGAAATTGCCAAGTCTCAGATCGAAGTAAATAAGGAAGAGGCAAAGTCTAGGCATTGGTGGATAGCAGGATGGAGACCTGCGTGTGGATGGATATGCACTCTAGCTATGGGATATCATTTCATCATTCAACCATTCCTAATATTTTTTTTAGCTTTATTCGGACTCAAGATGGAGATACCAACATTTGATATGGAGACACTGATGACTGTTCTTCTTGGTATGTTGGGCTTGGGTGGTTTGCGGTCATTCGAGAAACATAAAAAACTTACGAAGTAAAATGCAGTTATCCAAACATTTCAAGCTAGAAGAATTTACGAAAAGCCAGACTGCTGCTCGTAAGGGAATAGACAATACTCCTCCAGAGGATATCATTCCTAAACTTTCTTTCCTTTGTACTCAGATACTTGAACCCCTTCGAGAGAAAGTGGACTCCCCAATAATCATTACTAGCGGTTGGAGAACACCGGAGCTATCTCTGGCTATTGGATCGTCTCAAAAAAGTCAGCATTGCAAGGGCGAAGCTGTGGATATTGAATGCCTTTCATTGAGTACTTTGAGTCTAGCGGAGATGATAATCAATCACTTCCCTTTCGATCAATGTATCTTGGAGTGTTATAAGAAAGGCGATATGAATAGTGGTTGGGTTCATGTAAGTCTGACCTCTGGTGAGAACCGAGGAGAAGTATTAACATTCGATGGTAAGCAATATCATAAGGGTCTGCTAGTGTAATGTCTGAAGTAGCTACAGGGCGAATCGGTGAACTGATCGCAGCTCTTAGACTAACTCAAATGGGTATTGAGAATACAATCAATCCACTTAACGGATCTGATATCATTGCGACAACTAAAGGTAAATTATATAGAGTGCAGGTAAAAGCTCGGAGTGTTCCAGATAGTTCCAGACCTTCACACTTCATGTGGACTACAGGTTACTCAAGTAAAAAGAAAGTTCCGTACACCAGAGAGCATTGCGATATCATAGCGCTCGTATCTATTCCCCATGAGAACGTATACTTCATGCCTGTAATACATCAGACGAGTGTTACTAGACGATTAAAGGTAGAAATATTTGATGATAAAAGTATAGCCTCCTCCACTTGGGAAAAGGCTATAAGTGAGTTAGATAACTCGGATGGATCGAGCTAGTCCTTTGACCTTCGATATTCTATTTTCTTTTTCAAGATTAGATAAAGCCAACTGAACTGCTGAACGTGTATTATGATTCAAGCTATCAGCGATCTCACTTTGTGTAGGAGGAAATCCATTGCTCGATACATAAGATATTATAAAGTCATAGACACTTTCTTTTAATGGCTTAGTCATCTTCAAACCTCTTAACCCTCGCATCTACTTCCGCAAGCTCATCTGGTTTTTCTTTTCTCATGATATCCATAATCGATTTATTCTGCTCAAAGAAAGCTCCGATTGCCATAAGCCTTTGGTCTTTAGGTTTCTCTTCGTAGGTTTCTACTGTCCATAACCATTTATTTATAGACTGAATAGCAGTTTCTATGTCATCAAAGTGCTCAGACTTGTTACCAGGATACGATAGTCTGTATTTAGCATTCTCAGACCTCTGTATAGCTTCCTTTAAATCTTGGTTAGTACGAGTCGACTTACCCCCTTTCTGCTCACTGACAGGCAAATTAGAGGCTTGTTCATTGCGTTGAGCAGTGTCCATCTCATTAGCCGAGGCATATTCACCTCCAGACAGACCTAAACTTGATAAAGCTCTACCGATTGCACTTGTCTCTGCATTTTCCAAGGCAGAAGTTTTGTTAACATATCCTGCTCCTCGAAATTCTTCTGCATATCCAGACCCAATAATGTCTCCTTCTAGACTTTTTATTATAGCTTTGACTACAACTCTTTTACCATCGTCAACTTTTAAAAAAGTTTGTATGCCGTAGGTAGTACCAACGTGCTTTCTAAACACTTCTACTCGGTGAACTACTTGAGTATATTTCTTACCACCTTTCTGAGTTACACCATGTGTTTTATTAAGTGAGGATATCTCCTCCATAATTTTTTTAAGTTCATTCATCTTTGATCTCCTTAATTGTTAATTTGGTATGACTAGTTTCTGGTTTAGCTGCTACAACTTTCTCCGGTGTAGCTTTTCTAATTACAGTATCTACTGCTACCTTTTTATTATTAATAGTAACGTACTTCACATTCTCGGATTGCAACATAGATATAATTGAATCTCTCATGACATTCTTTTTATCCGTCCATTCCTTGATCTGCTCGATAGCGTACTCATGATTGTTGACTAAATCGGTCAACTTATTCGCAGTTTTATGTTCCGTCCAATCGACAAAACTTTTCTCTGGCTCTTGGTCATCATCGTAAGCAAGATTATTATCGACCTTGTTCCAGAAGTCTTGGACGTATTCTATGATAGTGTTTTGTAGATCACCATCAGCTTTAAACACAAACATCTCGAACTTGAGACGTGGACCGAGCTTGCCGATTATCGCCCACTTAAATCCAGAGCATAACATCTGAGCCTGGACTTGCAGTATATTCTCGTATGTGGGAGGACCATCATTGTACCCTTGAGTCTTAATCTCACAACAGCCCTTACCTTCTAGCATGACGACCTCGCCTGTCTGAGGGTCTTCAAAAGGGATAGCTCCACCATGAACTTCGAGGACTCCATCCAAGGAAGCTGCCATACGATACTTCTCCAGACGATAGGCCTTAGTCGGTTTAGTTAATGATACCCATTTATTCATCACGTTCCTCCGCCATTTTATCAAGTTTATCTGCTACCCATTGGAGCAATCCATCCTCAAGGTAGTTCCCTCGATCCGCTGCATCTTGGAATCTAGTAGTATCCATCTGGATAACATCTGGATTCTCTCTGATGTCAACAAATCTTTGACGCAGACCTTCTCTGGTCATGCCGAAATCATTCTTACCCAGAACGACTACACCG